CGTAATGCGCCCCGTCCATAGCATGTTGAAAACACCACTATTTGATACTTTTTTTTGCGATGTTAAGCACTTCTGTTACACTTCAAATGCTGAAAAGCCTTGGGAGCGTGGTGGAATTGGTAGACGCACCGCACTCAAAAAGCAACATCAATAGTTAACACATGTGGAAGGGATTAGGTGACAAACCTAGTCCCTTTCTTCGTTTATACCTGTACGAAAGTGCAACAATTTCTAGCACAAAACTCTACCATCAATGCCGACACCATTAGAAGTCGAAAGACAGATCGCATTTGAACGTAAACAGGTAAGAGGTGGAGTAGAAAAACTACGCAAAAACACCAAGGATTTGGAGGACAAGACTTATGCGTCCGCCACTGTTTATGGATCAGTCGCAATAAGTGAAATATTGCTGGAGCTGATTAACCACATAGAGAAAAAGAAAGAAAAATATAAAAGATTAAATAGAGGCTGTGATATTGCGTTACATCACAGATATACATTCCCAGTTGATTCAGAGGTCCAAGCGTTACTTACAGCCAAGGTGGTATTTGACCATGTGTTCTCACCTCGCAAGGTAAAACACAATGTAAGGACTATCGCAAATGCTATTGGTCATGCAATAGAAGGAGAGTGTCAACTTAAATACTATGAATCACAAGGTCCAGAGTTATTTGAAACACTCAAGCGTAACTATTGGCATGACGCTAAAGGTACTGAGTACAAACGCAAATGTATTCAAACCCTAATGCATAAGCGAAACATTACTCCTTGGACGAGTTGGGACATATCAACAAAGACAAAAGTAGGGCTTTGGTTATTAGATTGCTTACTTGAAACAACTGGATACTTTGAAAAACATATTATTTTTAAAGGTAATAAAAAGCACTTAACATTAATACCTACAGAAAAGTTCATCAAATATCAGGAGGAGATAGTTGCATGTGCTGAGTTATATAGCCCATTAACTAAGCCAATGAAGATACTTCCAAGGAGGTGGTCAACCTTACAAGATGGTGGGTATTTCCTCAACGATCTAACTAGGTGCTACGAAATGATTAGACGGGGATACCACGGATTAATACAGGGGGAAATTCCGATTGAATTCCTCAATAAAATCCAAGAAGTTGGATACCGTCTAAACCCTTTTACCATGGGCGTTGCCGAGGAATTAGAGAGGCAAGGCATAGCAGTAGGGAAGTTCCGCCCTGTAATACAGCATGTAATACCACCTAAGCCAGTAGACATAAATACTAACGAGGAGTCGAAGACTAAGTGGAAGAGAGAGGCTAGAGAGAAAAGAAACCTACAAGCTAACGAAGCAAGGAAGTCATGCCGTACACGGATGACTATGAACATTGCCAGAGAGTTCAGAAATGACGTCTGGTATTTGCCTTTTTCATACGACTATAGGGGAAGGGCATACCCGATTCCCAGCTTCCTTACACCGCAAGATACGGACTTTGGAAAGAGTTTACTTATCTCGGATAAGGGCGCGCCTATCACGGACGAAGGGAAGGACTGGTTGTCTTTTCAGGTAGCCACCTGCTTCGGTCTGGATAAAGCCTCATGGGGAGAACGTATTGACTGGTGTAAAGATCCACAGAACCAAGCCTTAATAGGCAGGGTCGCATGTGAACCACTCAGATACATAGGCGATTGGGAGAACGTTGACGAGCCATGGCAATTCCTTGCAGCATGTGAGGAATGGTGGGCTATACATACAGGTAAAAGAGTTCACACCCATCTTTTCGTGGCAACCGACGCTACTTGTTCAGGATTACAGATCCTTGCAGGTATGGCTCGCGATAAGTCCACGGCGCAGATGGTCAATGTCATAGGTAGTGATAAACCACAAGATGCTTATAAAGTCATAGCTGATAAGAGCAAGCCACATATTCCAGAGAGATTAAGAGTCTCTTGGGATAGGAAAAAATGTAAGAGATGCGTTATGACAATCCCTTACAACGCAAAGCCTTTCAGCAATCGGGCGTACATTAGAGAAGCCTTAAAAGATGACGATATAAAGATAGATAAGGACGAACTAACTCAATGCGTTAAAGCTGTTAGGTCTGCTATGGAAGACGTAGTACCCGGACCTATGCGCGTTATGCGCTGGATTGAGACTGAAGTAGGCAACACTATAAAAAACGGTGCAAAATTTATTAAATGGGAAACTCCTAGTGGATTTATTGTTGTCCAAAAACTTATGAAACATAAGTCAAAGACAATAGTTACTCAACTAATGGGTAGAACTGAAATAAATATTGCTGGAGAAGAAATAGATGTTGACCTTAAACACCATAAAAACGCAACTGCACCCAACCTAATCCACAGCTACGACGCCTCTTTGCTACATCTCAGTATTACTGAGTTTGGAGAGAGACCAATAGCAACAATACACGATTCTGTCCTGTGTTTAGCGACTGATATGAAATACCTTTCCACCTTGGTAAGGAAAACATACATGCACTTATTCGCAGAGAACGAACCCCTAAATAACTTTGCTAGAGAAATCAAAGCAGAGACCAAACCGCCGATTATCGGAGACCTTCAACCGTCCGAGGTAATTGATTCAACATACTTTTTTTGTTAATGACAAGAACCATCCACATCACTGAAGAGCCAGTTATCTTATCTGGTTTCAACGCAATACTTAAGCCTTCTAAGTTTGGCTATAGCCTAAAGGCAGTAGTAGGTGAAGATATAGTTAATAAGCTTGAGGAAGAAAGAAAAGACTGTCTTGACTGGGCGCAAGGTAAATTAAGTTGCAAGCCTAATAGAGCAACATTAAAACCTACTCCTTGGGAAGAAGTTTACCCCGGAAAATTTATAGTCAAGTTCAGTTGGAAAGAAGAGAATAAGCCTCCCGTAGTAGATACAGAAGGAACATTAATAACTAATGAAGACCTACCAGTTTATGAAGGTAGTCAAGTAAAGATAGGGTTTACTCAGAAGCCTTACATATTGCGTGATGGAACCACATACGGAACTAGCCTTAAGTTATCTGGTGTACAAATAGTCAAGGTACAAGATTCTGCTTCATTAGGTGGAGACCTTGATGAAAAAGGAGTAGCTGATCTATTTGGTAAGACCGAAGGTTTTAAGGATGGTGACATTGACACCACAGAAGCAGCCGGAACCCCAGCTTCAGTTGAAGATGACTTCTAATGTTTCGCAGCAAACTCGAAGAGAAAGTTGCTGACCTTTTATTTGAATTAAAAATTGATTACGAGTACGAGAGTACAAAGCTCTGCTATGTAATCCAACACCATTACAGTCCAGATTTCATCCTTCCAAACGGACGGATTCTGGAATGTAAGGGCTATTGGGACTCAGCAGATCGACGCAAGATACGTGCAGTAATCAAGGACAACCCTGACATAGATCTCAGGATGGTCTTTCAAGATCCATTTAAAAAGATCAGTAAAAAATCTAAGACTTCGTACGCCACTTGGTGTGACCGATACGACATCAAATGGTGTGCCTACCACGATATACCAATTGATTGGTTGACATGAGCGAGAGCGAATTCGAACGTCACGGTCCATGTGAGGTCTGCGGTAGCTCTGACGCGAAAGCAACCTATACAGATGGACATACCTACTGTTTCAGTTGCCAGTCCTATGGGGCTGGTGACTCTCCACCACCCACTATGAATACTAATGTCACATTTCAAGGACAAGCACAACGACTCGCTAAGCGAGGAATCAGCGAAGCAACCTGCCAGTACTACAAAGTCTACAGGGATGGCGAACTTCTCCGCTTCCCTTATTACAGCAGCAGTGGCTCACTACAGGGATTCAAAACAAAAAATAAACTAAAGGAGTTTAAGTATGAAGGGAAGTCTACTGATACTCTCTTTGCTCAGCATTTATTTCCTAGTAGTGGTAAACGGATCACTATTTATGAAGGTGAACTAGATGCATTATCAGGGTGGGAAGCTTTCCCCAACTGGGCACATGTATCACTACCTCATGGCGCAGCTTCAGCTAAGAAGGATTTACAAAAACAAATCTCCTACCTTCAAGGGTACGACGAGATAGTTTTATTCTTCGATAATGATGAGCCGGGTATAAAGGCAGCCGAGGATGCAGCTAGTATCTTACCTGCGGGTAAGGTAAAGATTGCACGGTTAGCTGAGTATAAAGATGCTTCAGATGCATTACAGGCAAAAGATACTCAATCAATTAGACATGCTATTTATAACGCTGATCCTTATCAGCCAGACGGTATTGTTAACTGCAAGACATTATTAGAGGTAGTCACTACCCCTAGTACACCTTGTGATCATGAGTACAAGTTATCTGGGTTACAGAAACTAACCCATGGTATGCGTAGTTCAGAGTTAACTACTATAACTGCTGGTACAGGTCAGGGTAAGTCAACATTTTGCAGACAGCTCTGTGTGGACTTACTCAATGATGGAATCAAGGTCGGGTACATAGCACTTGAAGAATCAAATAGACGTACAGCTCTAGGGCTTATGTCTGTTGCTACAGGTAAAGCCTTACATATAGGAGAACATGACGCTGAAACGCTTAAAGATGCGTATGATCGGAGCTTGGCTAATTGGGATCTATTTTTGTATGACCATTTTGGGAGTCTTGATCCTGACGTTATATATAGCCGTTGCGAATATATGGCTCTCGGTCTCGAAACGAAAGTCATCTTCCTTGATCATTTATCCATCTTACTCTCGGGTCTTGATGGAGTCTCGGATGAAAGACGCTGTATAGATTTGACTATGACCAAGTTAAGGTCATTAGTTCAACGCACTGGTATCAGTTTATTTCTAGTAAGCCACTTGAGAAGATCAGGTACTGGCTCAGCCTCTGCGGAGGAGGGCGGTAGAGTGTCTCTTTCAAGCCTTAGAGGATCAC